GTACTACATTTCCGATTGCTTGACCGATTACATAGCCGATTTTATACGGTAATTCCTGGAAAAATGCTACTGCATTTGTTACAAATTCTGTAGCAGCCTGTACAACTGCCGTTTTCATGTTTTCGCCCCAGGTCGTTACAATCGTAACCGCGCCCAGGATTGCGTCCCAAATCTTGCCCGGTAATTCCTGGAAGAATGTAATAACGCTTGTTATAGCGTTACTTGCCGCCTGTGTCGCCGCTGTCTTTACATTTTCGCCCCAGGTTGCTATCTTCTCAACCGCACCCAGGATTGCGTCCCAAATCTTGCCCGGTAATTCCTGGAAAAATGAAGCTATATTATCTACAATGTTTCGGAAGCTTTCGCAATGCTCATACAGTAACTTAACTGCTCCCGCGAATGGATTCGCCAATAATAACAGGATATCTTGCCAGTTATCTTTTACAAAATCTACAACCTTACTAAGTGCGTTCGGTATTGTTTCTGTAAAGAATTTTGCAATTTCTCCTACTACTTTTCCTATTGTATCTTTTACAACGTTCCAGGCATTTACTACCGCTGTTCTCGCATTTTCATTTGTCGCTACAAATCCGACTATAGCCGCTACCAGTGTAGCAACCAACGTAATAATTAACATCATCGGATTAGCAGCCATTGTTACATTTACAAGCTTCTGTATTGTATTTAAAGCTACTTCCGCTGCCGTAAGTCCCTGTATAGCCGTTACTACGCCGTTAATTATCGACGCTACCTTAAATACTGCAAATCCCGCACCTATTGCCGCTAATATGCTTGCTATCGTGTCTCCATGATCTGCTATCCAGCCCAGTCCTTCTAATATTTTCGGCAATACTGCTACAATAATTTCACTAGCTTTTTCTACCAGGTTTCCGAACCCTGTAGCAATCTTATCAAGTGCGCCGCTTAGTTCTCCGCTCGTTAAATCTGTTTGCAAATCTCCTATTACGTTCGTAATATTTGTTACTGCATTTTTTAACGGTGTCTCGAACTTTTCATAAGCAGCTATTCCTAGTCCTTCAAGCCCACTCTTTAATATTGTAATTTTGCCCTGTAAGTTATCATTCATTGTCGCCGCCATATTTTCGGCAGCTCCCGTAGAATTTTCTATATAACCGCTCAACTCATTGAACCGCTCGCCGCTGTTCGCAAGTAGCGCGTTTACGCTCTTAAGGTCTACTTTATTAAAGATTGTATTTAAAACTTCTGTCTGTTCTCCCTGGGTCATATCCCCCAGGATTCCGTTAAGGTCTTGGAAAGTCTCATTTAACGGTCGCATATTCCCGTTTGCATCGAAGACTTCAAGCCCTAATTCTTGCATTTTCTTCTTTGCTGTATCTGTCGGTGCTGTAAGGCTTAAGATAACGTTTCGTAACGCTGTTCCGCCTTCCGCTCCCTTTGTTCCACTATCCGCGAATATTCCTAATACGGTATTCGCTTCGGTAACTCCGCCCGCTAAGCTCTTAGCCGTTCCGCCTACAGTAAGCAGCGCTTCGCCCAACTGCTGCACACTGGTATTACTCTTTTGTGAGGTCTTCGCCATTTTATCTACAAAACTTTCTGTAGTTCCGGCTTTGTCCCCTAGTGCGCTCATGCTGTCCGTTACCATATCGGAAGCTGTCGCTAAGTCCATTCCCCCGGCTGCTGCCAGGTTTAGAACTGTTGGTAATGTCTCTACCGCTTTGTCTGCATCGTATCCGGCAAGTGCCATATAGTTAAGGGCTTCTGCTGCCTGTGTCGCGCTAAACTGTGTTGTATTTCCGGCTTCTTTTGCTGCATTTTCCAGTTTTGTATAAGCTTCGCTTCCCCCGGCTATTTCCTGGGTAGTCATACCCATAGTAGCCGCTACCTGGCTCATACCGCTCTCGAAGTCCATTCCTACACTTATCGCGCCTTTTGCAAGTTCCTTTATACCATTGGCAAGTTCTTTTACTCCGCTTATGATCGCGGAAGAAATAAGATTAGCTTTAATAACGTCGCCCAGGCTCAAAGTTTTGTTCCCGGCTTCATCCATGTTACTTCCCGCCGTCTGTATTTCCTGTCCGAAAACAGTCCATTTTTTTCCGGCGTTCGTTAATTCTTCTTCTGTGTTTTTTAATGCTGTATTCTGTTCAGTAAGCGCCGCTTTCGATTCATTCAGTTTAACCGTATTCTTCGCTATCGCGTCTTCCTGTTTCTTTACAGCATTTGTAGCCTTTGCGTGTGCTTCTTTTGCTTCTTCTAGCTGTGCATTTAGTTTTTGGCTTTCCTCGCTGTCTTTTCCAGTCGCCTTAACGCTATCTTCGTGGGCTTTTGTAAGTTCTGCTACCTTCTGCTTTGCTTTGTCTTCCTTCTCAATCAGTTCTGTAAGCTTCTGCTTCTGGGCTGTTAAGTTGGTTTCCTGTAGCTTGATCGCGTCCGTTTGCAGCTTAATCTTACTTGTAAGCTCCGTCTTTTTCGCCTTAAGTAAATCTGTTTGATTTCCTAATGCTTTCGCCTGTGCTGCTTCTACCTTGTATTCACTGGTAACAAGCTTCATTTGCGTAAGCATTGATTTCATTTGACTGGTAAACTCGCTTGTATTCGCCCCTACTCTGAGACTTGCACCAGCCATTTATTACGCTCCTTATGTCTACTTTTCCCGGTCATATTCGACTTGAAATACAACGTAGTCCAATAAGTCGCTTAAATCTGATTCTAAGCACTCCTTATAGCTGTTCCGCATACTTTTTATACATATCTGTAGGATAGCGTCTAGGTTATCCCCGTATGATCTCCATATATCTTCCTGTGTCGTTTCTTCAATGTATCCGTTTTCCTGGTCGTATTCATCGAACGCACTACCCAGGTCTTCTT